GAAAGCCGCAGAGTGATCAGCGCGGCACTCGACAAGATGGAAGCCATGTGCGGCTCAGGCGCCGCCCGGAGGACAGCATGAACAAGGGTACCCGTCAGGCGGTGGTCGACATCATCGACTCCCGCTTCACAGCGATCTGCGCGAACTTCAACGAAATCCTGCGCGGCGAGCTGGTCATGGCCATAGACCTGGCAGGACTCACTGGAGCCATCGACCTGGCCGAGCAGCGCAGCTACACCGAGCGCCTGAACCGCATCATCGAACGCGAACACGAGCGATGGATGGAAAGCAACGGGAGAGTGGCATGAGCACAGCACCTGTGAAGTCCTTGATCGATGAGCAACTGGAGCAGATCGAACGCACGCTGGCAGTGATCAGCTTCGGCATCCCATTCAACGAGGCCGTCGGCCTGCCGCGGGAAACGCCGGTGGCCAGCCTCAAACGCAGTCTCGGCGTGACAATGAAGGGGCGGCGCATCGCCGTCCGCGTGCGGCCATGACCGGTTACCAGCGCGCACGCCGCTTCGCCATGTGGCGCGGCAGCTTCATCACCCTTTCCCTCTGCACCGCCTGGATGCTCGCAAGCGCCCTGGCCGGCTGCATCACCCAGTAACCACACATTTCAGCGCCCACCGCATGGATGGCGCGGGAGATTCGTATGTCTGAACAAAGGCACCGACCCGGCCCATGGATTCTTTCTGAAACCAGCATCATCCGGCATGGCGATACCGAGCCAACCCAAATTGGCGAGATTTTCTGCAATCGTAACAACAAGCTGATCGCTGAAATTCCGGACTACTGCTACCACGCAGAAGATGTCGAGCAGGATAAGGCCGATGCCCGCCTGATCGCCGCGGCGCCTGAGCTGCTGGAGGCCCTGGAGATAGTTATTCGAGATAAGGCCCCCTCTTATCACGACTGCATCGACGATGGTGAGCCCGAATGCGCCTGGTGTATCGCGCGGAAGGCCATCGTCAAAGCCACATCCTGAGGTTCCCATGAACACAACACCCCGCCTGGCCGCCCAGCTCGACTGGATGACGGTCGGATCGTTCTCGCCTGAGCGGTACCAGGGCGAAGAGCGCAAAGAGTACGAAGAAGAGGCCGATCGCATTGAGCGGCAGTGGGACAACCAACCGAGCTGAGGTGCCGCATGGCAACCGTAACCCTGATCCTCGGCAAGTCCGGGGCCGGCAAGAGCGCGTCGTTGCGCAACTTCAAGCCTGATGATGTGGCTTTGGTCCAGGTCATCAAAAAGCCGCTTCCCTTCCCCGACTCCAAGGCCTGGAAGTCCTACGTCACCGACAACTGGGTGAAGGTGATCGGCGCTTGCCGCAAGACCAAGCGCAAGGTGATCGTGATCGACGACTTCCAGTACATCCTGGCCAACGAGTTCATGCGCCGGAGTGAGGAGAAAGGGTTCGACAAGTTCACCGAGATCGGCCGGCACACCTGGAACATATTCGAGGCACTGCTCGGCCTGCCCGATGATGTTCGCGTCTACATCCTCAGCCACACCGAGGAGACGGACGCTGGGCAGATCAAGATGAAGACCATCGGCAAGATGCTGGACGAGAAGATCACGCTGGAGGGCATGGTCACCATCGTCCTGCGCTCGGTGGTCAGCGACGGCCAGCATCTGTTCAGTACCCGAAACAACGGGTCGGACACCACCAAGGCCCCAATGGGCATGTTCAACGAGGCGATGATCGATAACGACCTTGCCTCGGTCGATGCCGCGATCTGCGAGTACTACGACCTCACCAACACCACTCAGGCCGCATAGGAGCCTTCTGAATGTTCAATCTGGACGCAAACGCCGCGCGCTCCGCGGACAACAAATCAGCCTTCATCGACGAGGCCGGAAAGTTCATTGGCGAGTTCCAACGCGCCGAGTATATGGAGAAGCAAGAAACCGGATCGACCGGTATCGGCTTCACCTTCAAGAGTCGCGATGGGGCCGAGGCAACGTTCTACCTCAACCTGACGTACCAGCACGGCACCCGCAACGAGGGTGGCTACGCGATGATGAACGCCATCATGGCCTGCCTGCAGCTGCGCACCGTCGGCGCCCCGCAGCCAACCCAGTTCGAGAAATGGAACAACGATACCAAGCAGCGTGAGCAGGTCACCGCCCCTGGCTTCCCCGAGCTCCTGAAGAAGCCTATCGGCCTGCTCATCCAGATGGAAATCGAGAAGAACAGCCAGAACGGCATGCCTCGTCCGATCATCTACGCGCCGTTCAGTGCTGAATCCGAGAAGACGGCATCTGAGATCCTTGACCCGCGCTGCACCACTCCAGCCAAGCTGGAAAAAATGGTTCAGCAGCTCATGAAGAAGCCGGTGCATGACCGCCGACCTAAGTCTGCCCAGGTCGCCGGCGGCTACACCCAGCCAGACAACTATGACTACGGCGCGCCGCCCGATTTCTCGGACGATATCCCGTTCGATTGACCGCTGGTCAGCAGCAACCCCGCTGCTGACACCCCTTCTTCTTGCGAAACGGACCTCATATGACCGCCTACATTTTCGACTCTGAAACCACCGGACTAAACAACCCGGAACTGGTTGAGGCCGCTTGGCTGCAGCTCGGTGCCGGCCTGGCCGTAACCGGCGAGTTCTTGCAGCGCTACAAGCCATCCAAGCCCATCGAACTCGGCGCCCTGGCAACCAGCCACATCCTGGACGAAGAGCTGGTCGACTGCCCGCCGCATGATTCCTTCAAGCTGCCAGAAGACGCCAGCTACCTGATAGGACACAACGTCGATTACGACTGGGGCGTCATCGGTAAGCCAGAAATAAAGCGCATCTGCACCGCCGCGCTAAGCCGCATGCTTTGGCCCGATGCTGACACTCACACGCAGTCGGCCATGATCTACCTGCATTACCGCTCGGAAGCCCCAGAACTTCTGCGCAATGCTCACGCGGCCTTAGACGATGTGAAGAACAGCCGCCGCCTCCTGGCGACCATATTCACCACCCTGAAGGCTCAGCTGGGGCGTCCAGTGGCTAGCTGGGAAGAGCTGTGGGAGATCTCAGAAGACGCCCGCATCCCGAAGATCATCCGCTTCGGTAAGCACGCTGGCTCGAAGATCGAGGACATTCCGCGCGACTACAAGCGCTGGCTTCTCGGCCAGGCCGATATTGATCCGTACCTGCGGAAAGCACTGGAAGAGTAAGCCATACCACCCTCCACAACCCAAGATCTGCTCCATCGCCGGAAGGAATTGGAGCAACACCTGCAGCTGCTGTTCAACCGCAGCTGCCAGTGGGGCCGCGCCGAACGAGTGCGCGGCGCCGCCACCATCGAGAACCTAACCCAGCAGCTGTTCGAGGTCACCGAACAGATCGACGCGGTGCGCGCGGCATGAGGCGGATCAACAGCCTGGTCCGCCAGCGCCGGCGGCAAGAACAGTTCCACCTGCCGCCCAGCGGCCTCACGGAGCACAGACATGCAGAAAGCACCTTCTGGAGTGGTAACCCTGCCGGCCTGGCTGAATCGGCCGGTCAAGAAGCTGTACAACACTCGCAGCGGCGGCCAGTACCGGCCTGATGATGTGGCCCTGGCCTTCGCGCTGAGCCTGCGCATGCACGACAGCGCCGACCACCTGCGCAGGCTGGCCCGTCGCCTGGTCGACAAGGTCTGCATGGAGCATCAGCCGAACATGAAGCGCCTGGCCCGCGAGCCGGACGACGCGAAGGTGTTCGACGCCGCGCTCAAGATCATCAACCGGGTGTGCGACCTGCTGGATATCAGTCCGGGCACCCGCTTTGTGCGCAATGGAGGCGATGATGGCTCTGACGCAGCAGCAGCGTGACGAGAAGCGGCGAAAGAAGGCCGAGCGCCTGCAGGAAGAAGACCTGCGCTTGAAGGTTCGACCAGGGACTAAACAGGCCCTGCTCGAGCTGATGGAGTGGGCCGGGATCGAGGAACAGGGCGAGGCGATGACGCTGATGATTCATCACATCGAAGCGCTCGGGCATCACGCACTATTCAGGATCGCGCGCCACGAAATCGAAGCTCACCGGAATGTGGCGCGCACCGAGGCGCTGCGGCTTTCAGCCAGGAAGCGAACCGGCCAGCACCTGCGCGCCATATGCGGCTGGGCAGACGCCACCTACAGCCAGATGATGGAAGCGCTGATCCACGGCATCCACGCTCTGGGCCGGCTGCACGCGGCGAAGTTTCTCACCCCGCCGCGGCACCAGATCAGCATCTCGCCGCGTCTGGCCCTGGCCTTCGATCGGAAGAGCATGCTGATGATTCAGCAGGATCCGGGTGATGAGGTTATCTACCCATAAGTCCTATCGCATTGATGAGTCGCGATCCTATCGACAGATTGATCCGATTAGCCGATCTGTAAATCCCGCTACGCATTGCCTCGTCCATCTCCTTCAGAAAACCATATGAGTCGGAAACAGCGAAGACAAATTCCTCAGACCTAGACATGAGGCCCTTGCGGTCATTCATCAATGCCGAGAAGCGGTCCTTTGCCTTGAGGAACGACTTGTGACAGATCACTAGCTCTGGGAAATAGATTGCACAAAGAGATGAAACTCTCTCTCCGCGGGGTTCCGACAATTTTTCGACGTATGCAGTGGCATCGCGCATAAAGCCCTGAAGGTCCGACTCGCCATTCGCATACTGCTTTAGGAGTCCATGGACGGCGGTCAAATTTCTGGAGGCCCTGTCAAACTCTGTGTGCACCTCCTCCAGTTTTAGCCGCAGTAAGTTTTTTTCTGACCTCCTGGTTTCCAGCAGAAAGCTAATAGTTCCGGAAACAATCCCACCGCCAAGCATCGCTGTAGCCAAGGTCAGCCAAATCGGGTTTCCAGCCATACCACATCTCCAAACACGATTTCGGTATGTAACCCCATCCCAAACCAAATTGCCACTAGGCCAATCTCGCCCTGCCTCGGTGAGCACAAACAAAAAAGGCACCTGCAATGCAGATGCCTTCGTGCCGGATTATGAGGGGAGAGGGCCCCTCTCCGACTCGGCGATTTAACCAAATTTGAAATCATATTGCCACCATGCCGCCACCAGCACGGAGGGCGGCGCATGCTCAGGAGATCGACATGAAGGTCGAAACCTCGACAGTAACCAAGCTCGTCATCAGTGGCGTTCCGCGCCTTGATCCGATCAGTGTGTTTCTGGAGGACTTCGGTCGCCGCGACTGTCCGACCGAGAAGGATCCGAATTATCAGACAGCTCAGGGCAAGATCACCATTAGCTGCTGGGACAAGAGTTGGAATGCCTACTGGGGCGGCATGGGTCCGCGCACAGTTGGCGAGTTCGTCACCAACTGCAATGCAGGCTACGTACTGAACTGCCTTGACCGTGGTATCAGTTCGACCAAGTTCAGTGGCAACGCTCTGGAGGCACTGGCAAGGAGAACTGTGATTAAAGCGCGTCGCGACCTATCCATGGACAAGGACGAGGCGCGACGTCTGTTCGACCAGGTAGAGATCCTCGGAGGCCTGGAGGTGCCAAACGAGACTTGGCACCACAACGACCTGCTCACCGATATCTTCGGAGAAGAGTGGTGGCACACCCTCCAGGAAGAGGCGGTCGAGGAAAACCACGAATACACCTATCTGCTTCGCATCGTCGAGGCAGTTCAGAAGGCGCTAGCCCAGCCGTTATCCGCCGCCGCCTGACTGCGCTGCCCGCCAGCGCCTTCCCCTATTCAACGATAACGCCTCCCCGGCGAGGAACGCCCATGAACATCTATCGCCACACATTCACCGCGGTCTGCCCAAGCGATGCAGAGGTGATCGTCTACAGCCTGGAAATTCGTAGCCTGGCGATGATCCGTGTCGAGCACATCAAGACCGCCACCGCGCTGATCAAACAGGGCTGGCACGAGCAAATCGCTGACCATCTCGCAGATCGATTCGGCGGTGACCAGGTGATCAAGGCCGTGCACCAGGGTGTCGAGGTCGAAACGGTGAGGTTGAGCGGATGATCCATTACCACGGCACGCCGATAGGCGGCACGCGGCAGGATGCAGCACGACTGCTGGCTGGCCGGCACGCCCTGGTGCCGTTCCCGCGGCAGGATGACATGGGCATCGTCGCCGAGGCCTGTCAGTCCTTCGTCTTCGACAACGGCGCGTTCACGGTCTGGAAGAAAGGCGGCCAAGTCGATGTCGAGGGATACACCCGCTGGGTGGATGACTGGCACAGGCACCCCGGCTTCGACTGGGCGCTGATCCCTGACGTGATCGACGGCGACGAAGATGCCAATGATCGTTTGCTCGAGCAATGGCCCGACCACCTGCCGGGCGTGCCGGTCTGGCACATGCATGAGTCGATCGAGCGACTGCAGCGCCTGGCAAAGGCCTGGCGAACGGTCGCGCTGGGCAGCTCCGGCCAGTGGCGCTCTCCCGGCACCGCATCGTGGTGGAAGCGGATTGGATCAGCGATGGATGCCATCTGCGACAACCAGGGCCGGCCCCAATGCCGCCTGCACGGCCTGCGCATGCTTGACCCCGCGATTTTCCAGAGCCTGCCCCTGTCATCAGCAGACAGCACCAACGCTGCGGTTAATGGCGGCAGCATCAGCCGGTTCGGCATGTACACCCCGCCATCGGCCGGGCAGCGCGCCAGCGTGATCGCAGACCGAATCGAGGCTCACAATAGCACGCCGATCTGGCAGCGAAATTCACAGACGGAAATGGCGTTGTAGCCGACGCCTCGCGGGCATTGGTTATGCCCGCTTAGCGTCGTTAAGCACTCAACGGATGTCCATCGTAGTCTTTGCAACTACCACATCTGAATCGTCGAACCAGACAACGCACCACTTCGTTTGGTCCATGAAATAGAAGCTCTTTTGTCTTTCGGGCCTACCCATGAGTCCGCGTTTTCCCCACCCTCCAAGCGCTTCTTCGCCAACGATTTCCGTAACCTCATCAAGAGTCATGCCGACCTTGATCATGCTGTCACTCAAGTTGTAACGCACCAGTGTCTCCTTAATCCGGCTCCATGCCGTACCACACGAATACCCCACTTCAACGAATCACGCCACCTCGGAGAGGGCGGCGCCTGCAATGGAGATTGCCTATGAACCCCTACCAGATCACCGGGCCGGCGCAAATCGGCGTCAGTGGTGGCCGCACCAGCGGGCACATGCTCTGGAAAATTCTGGAGGCCCACGGCGGCAAACTACCGGCAGACGTGCACGCCTTCTTCCAGAACACCGGCAAGGAGCGCGAGGAGACGCTGGTCTTCATCGACGCCATGGCCAAGCACTGGGGCGTCCACATCGTCTGGATGGAGTGGTGCCGGGTGTACGGCCAGCCGGACGACGCGCCCTGGTACAAGATCGTCGACTTCGAGACGGCCAGCCGAAACGGCGAGCCGTTCACGATGATGCTCGAGTACTACGAGGCCTACCGGAAAGCAGAGAAAAACCTGCCTGCGGTTCTGCCGAACTTCAGCAACAACATGTGCACCGCTTACCTGAAGGTGAAAATTGGCGAGAAGCACATGCGCGCCCTGGGCTACGACGAATGGGACTGTGTCGTAGGCATCCGCTACGACGAACCCCGCCGCTACAGCCGGATGATGACCGCCAACGAGCGCGGCAATGCCCGGTGGGACAGCGTCTGCCCATCCTACGTCGCTGGCATCATGAAGGAAGACGTGGCGGCATTCTGGGCCGAACAGCCTTTCGACCTGGGCATGGATTCGGACTACGGCAACTGCGACCTGTGCTGGAAAAAGAACGAGGCCAAGCTGATCAGGACCATCCAGCAAGACCCGTCCAGGGTGATCTGGTGGTCTGGCACCGAAGAACGATTCGGCCAGGTATTCCGGCAGGATCGGCCAAACTATAGGTCGCTTGCCTGGTCAGCGGACCAGCGCGCCAGGCAGACGGATTTTGATTTCGACTACTTAGCCGAAGACATCGACTGCTTCTGTGGCGACTGAAGAGTCGCTACAGGCTCACCAGTTGCAGGCCCAAATCCAACCCAGACCCAATAAAGGGCAAGAACCAAAACAGCAGCAACCATGGGGTAGGTTGCGAAATTCAAGACGTAAGAGCCCCAAACCTTTGCCGACATCGTAAATTTCTGCCATCCATCCATAGGGTAGTCCTCAGGCATTTCAAGCTTTGCCCGGAGGTAATCGCCTCGAAAATCGTTGTTCGAGTGGGTCTCGTAAAGCTTCAGGACGTCGTGGTACCCCTTCCAACTCTCGTCATATTTCTTCTGGTCGAAGGTACCTGCAGTTTTATGTGGGTGAGCCTCCTGCTTCAGTTCGCCTAGCTTAGAGGCGCAGGAATACATCTTCTCTGACCTGTTGGAAAAGTCGTTTTTCTCGATCAGCAGCGAATACACAAGCACCGCGATCGATGCAAAAACCTGAAGAAGGACTACCTCCTTCCTTTTGATATTTGCGCCTAGATCGTAGGCCTGCATTAGAGATACCAGGATCAGAACCAGAGACAGGATGACGACCGTATAGGTCGAAAGCTTCGCATGCAGGCGCAGGCGCCGAGAGGCATGAAACCTAGTTTTCGACGTGGCATCCATCTTCTTGTATAGATTCTTAAAGCTATCAGTTCCCGACATTGCGCGTCCTCCGTGCGACAGGCGCGCATCTTATACTTGAGGCTTTCCCATGCCCACAGAAAACCGATCCAGCAACACCGACCCACGCGATGTGTTCATCAGGCTCAACCCGCTCGGCCTGAGCGAGGCGGAGCTGCGCAAGGACAGCACCGGATTCGAAGACCAGCGCACCCA